GCTTGAGGTTCGGCGTGGGAGTCCGCACTTCTGGTCTAATTAGCCAGAGTGCGCCCCACGTTTCCTCGACTGTTATGAATATAAATTCAAAACCAGTGATTGATCGTACTTCAAAACCCGAACCTTCCTTATCCACCTGGCATGGTGTCGCGCTTTGCTGCGTGACACTCTTGGTACTCGCAATTTATTGCTTGTGCCTCACCGGGTGCGGGAGCTTCAAAAGCAGAGTGGCCGTACACGATGGCATTCATATGAGTGACATCGTTATCGACTACGAAACTTTTGTGGCTACTAATAGAGGTTCGTCGAATCCTGACTAAAATCAGGGTTCTTGGTTTGTTGGTATGACAAGTAGTGGGCAACGCATGCTCTGAGAGGAGTACCTTATGGCCTCCGTTAAGAGCTCAGATCCGTATAAACAGATCCTCGCGCACCTACTACTCGACGTGCAAACGTTGTGCAGTAATGTGTTTACACCTACATCGATGAAGCACACAGTTGAAAAACTGTATGCTCGCATCGACGCGGAAGGTTTGAGCTTTCTTACGAAAACTCTACCTCGTCTTGGTAAAGCACTTGATAGTGCTCTATCTGACAATGCTGCGTTAGACGCTGCTAAGCTTAGGTTTGATCCTTTGCCTAACAGTAAACTGCCGAGGTTTCTCGGTGAGTTATTCTCACGCGTGTTGTCTTCAGACGGCAGGGCCCTTCCGGCACCCTGCACTACAAGCATCAGATCGCTCAGGACGCTATTGTTTGTGTTCTACAAACTTGACGTCCCTTACGAAGCTGCTGTTGAACAGAAAGTCATCGACGGTTTTAAAAAGACCGAAGACGACATACTTGGTTACCATCAACGCTTCGCCGCAATGGCGGAGCTAATCGATGAGCAATCGCTGTTTCACGCCTGGCATAAGCTGGGCGATCAAGCAACGATCATCCGTAAGGCCCGCAGACGGCTAAGCCGTCTGTTCGCTGCCTTTGATACTAGTTCTATAGTGCCGTGTCACGGTCCCGGAACCGTCTCTACTAAAGAGACGCTCTGGGAGAAGTGGCATTTTCGGCGCTACAACGAACGCATTCAGCAATCATATCCTTTTGACGCGTATTTCTGCGCGTCGCTCGGACATGTTTGTGACACGTTCCCCCGTGAGGGGTTAGTAACCGCTGATCCGCCTGCACGAGTTTTACTCGTGCCGAAGGATTCGCGCGGTCCTCGCCTAATCTCTTGTGAACCCCTTGAATTTCAATGGGTCCAACAGGGACTAGGGTCTGCCATAGTCAGCCATGTCGAACGTCACCCTTTAACAAGGTATAACGTTCGCTTCACAGATCAGCGACCTAACCAAATCGCGGCCCTTCAAGGGTCTCGACGTGGTGAATACGCGACACTCGACCTCAAAGAGGCGAGTGACCGTGTGTCAGTTGGTCTGGTTCGCCTGCTTTTTCCTAAGCACATATCAGATGTGCTTATGAACTGCAGGACCACAGCTACGATCCTCCCGGGTGGACAAGAATTAAAGCTCAATAAGTTCGCGCCTATGGGTAGCAGTTTATGCTTCCCCATTTTAGCGCTTACAGTTTGGGCGATCTTGTCTGCTTCGGAGGATGATGCGGATGCACGTGAGTGCATCTTAGTATATGGTGATGACGTCATCGTCAAGTCGGCGAAAGCCGAGCACGCGATGGCCACTCTTGAATCGTTTGGTCTTATGATCAACCGAGACAAGAGCTGTGTTCATGGACTCTTTAGAGAGTCATGTGGTATGGACGCCTATGCAGGCGTCTGTGTCACCCCTCTTCGATTAAAGAAGAGGTGGTCGTCAACACCAAGCTCGGACATCTATGCAAGCTATTTGGATTTTTCCAATAACTTGTACAGACAGGGATATTTTGGAGCCAGCGATTTAATCGCTGGATGGTTATGCTCTCGTTATAAGAGCATTCCCACGTTGGACCTGGGTCTCCCCGGTCCCGCTCTCCTTAGCGTCCCTAGCAACTAC